AATATAATAATATCTGGTGATAAAACTACAGTTATAACACCTCGTGGATGGGTAATAGAGTGGGAACAGAAACCAGTATATAAAGAGTATGAAGTTGTCTTAAGAACAATAGAAATAAAAGTTCCGGATCAAAATTTAAATGTAGGAGATATCGTTGAATTTGAATATGCAAAAGAAACTCATAAAGGAAAGATAGTGAGTATTTATAACAGCGGTGAAACCATAAATATAGTTTGGAATGGAAAGCATACAGCATTTTATTACAAATGTGTAAGAAAGAGAGCTTAGGAGGGATAAAACAATGGAGTATGTTAATGAAATTAATATTAATGAAGCTGTAATTCATGTGCTAGATAGCAATGGAGAGGAAGCAATATTAAATGAATATAGTTTGGAATTAGATGAAGATACTTATGTGTTTTTATACAAGCATATTGAAAAGTGTTTAAAAGACGAAGAACTTAGATATGCAAAGTTCAATCCAGAAAGAAGTATAGTTAAAGAATTAACTCAAGATTATCTAAAAGGAATAGATGGTGATTTAATAAGTTCATCCAAAGAGTTAGCTAAGCAATTATTCATGATAATGTTAGGCAATGTTAATATTCCAAGTGCTGATTTAATAGTCGCATCAATAACTACAGATCAAGGGCCTATGGTTGCAATACTTAAATTAGATTATGTTAAAAACTTTACTCATGAAGTCCAATTCATAGATAAAAAAGTAGGAGTTGGAATTGTACCACAAGCAGCAGGACTTCCAGGCAGAGGCCAAAAAATACAAAAGGCTGCATTCATTAAACCAATTAGAGAAGATGAAAGATATAATTTAATGGTTCTAGATAAGCAAAAAATCAGTAAAGAGGATGAATACGGAGCTAATTACTTTATAAATACATTTTTAGGTGCAAGCATAGTAACTAATGAAAGAGATATGACTAAAACTTTTGTAAAGGCGGCTGAGAACTGGACCAGAAGAAATATTACTGATGATGCAGTAAAAGCTGAAGAGATTAGAAGCACTATAAAAACTAAGTTAAAAGAAGATGATGTTATAAATATAGATGAATTTTCAGAGATATTGTTTGAAGAAGATCCACAAATGCGAGAAGACTTTTCAAGCTATATAAAACAACAAGGATTAAACGATGAGGTGTTAGTAGACAAGACTTGGGTAGAAAAGAAACTAAAGAGGACAAGGCTTAATATAGACAAGCAGATAGACTTATACATCAATGAATATACTTATCATGATTCTAGCAAATTTGAAATAGTACCAAATGGAGATGGATCCATAAACATGATAATTAAAAATGTTATTAACTATATAGAAAAGTAATTAGAGTTTTTAAAGAAGGTAATCTTATGAGATATCTTAAAACTAACAATAGAAACTGGAGAAAGCTCTGCAAGGGGGAAATACAGGCAGAGCAATTACAAATTGATATTAACAAAGAAAGGGTGAGGGATTTGGAAAAGCCAATTCTATTCAATACAGAAATGGTTAAGGCCATTTTGAAAGGTCAAAAGACTTGCACTAGAAGGATCATTAAAAATAAATATGAGAATGCAGATATTGATTGGTTTGAAAATAAATACGGTAAAAGACTAGTCTGCATTCAAAACGATGCTCCGGCACCAAGAAAAAATCCAAATGGTACCACAACACATAGTTTGGTAGCAATGGAGGAAATAAAGAAACCTTACAATATAGGAGATATTCTTTATGTAAGAGAAACATGGTGTGATGTAGAAACTGATTTTAGAAAAGATGATGATATAGATCTAGGTGATTGTAAATATATTTTTAAAGTCGATGATAATGGTGAAGAACATCCACTAATAGAAGGCTATATAAAAAGATGGAGGCCATCAATTCATATGCCAAAGAAAGCGTCAAGGATATTTCTAAAAGTTACTGATGTAAGAACTGAAAGAATTCAAGATATTACAGAAGAACAGATAAAAAAAGAAGGTATAAGAGAAGAGTTTCCTCCATTAGCAGAAGATTCTTTCCGAGAGTTGTGGGATAGTACAACAAAGGATTATAAATGGTGCCTTAATCCATGGGTATGGGTAATAGAATTTGAAAGGATAGAAAAATAAAAAACTAAATATGAGGATGCAATTATACTATAGTATTAAATTTACATTCTCATATGACAATCAATTAATAATAAAGGAGAAAGTAAAATGATAATAGTTGAAGGAACTATAAAAGGAAAAGCAAGACCAAGAGTATTTGGGAAACATGCAGTAACTCCAGAAGACACTGTGAATTATGAAAATTGGGTTAAAATATGTTATCAGCAACAGGACGGAAGACACTTTTTAAATGAACCAATAAGAGCCGAAATAAGGGTTTATCATAAAGTACCTAAAAGTTGTACTAAGAAAAGATTAAAAGCTATAAGAGAAGGATTAGAGTATCCTCAAAAGAAACCTGATGCAGATAATATAGCAAAGATAATTTTAGATTCTCTAAATAAAATTGCCTATGATGATGATAACCAAGTAGTAGAACTTATGGTAAAGAAATTATGGACTGAAGAATCTGAGAGAGTAGAGTTTGAATTAATAGAACTTTAATTATTCAAAAATTAACGAAATCGCAAGCATGAGATCAAGCTAAAGTGAAATATGTACAGGCTTTGCAATTCATATTAGGAGGTAAAAGGATGAATCCACAAAAACTAATGAATGATCTAAATTCATGCACCTTAGCATTAAGCAAAGGTAATACGGAACTTAAGACATTAGGATTAAAGAAAGCACAAACAGAAAGAAATTATAGAGTGGCGTTAGCTCAGGAAATATTGAAACTAAAAGTTGAGAAGTATCCAGCTACTTTAATAATATATTTAGCAAAAGGAAATGAAAAAGTAGCAGGGTTAAGATTAGAAAGAGATATTGCAGAATCATCATATTTTGTAGCATTAGATGCAGTAAATAATTTAAGGTCAGAGATTGAGATACTAAGATCAAAATTGACTTGGTTAAGAACCGAATTAAGTAATAGTTAGGAGGCAAGTATTAATGAAAGTAGGACAAACAGTAAGAGTAAGTAAAAATAAAGAAGGTAAAAACTCTAATACTATCAAGATGAGCAATAGACTTGGAAATATATGTGCTTTAGATGAATTTAAAATAATAGTAGAGTATTCAAAAGACGGAAAGCCTGTATTTAGAGAAAGCTACAATGAAGCTGACATAATAGAAGAAATTGTAAAGATAGAGATTAAGAAAGGTAAAGAGTGGGTAAGAGTCGATAAGAGTTATTTTAAGAGGCAGGAGGAAGTTAAATGTATTTAATATTAACATTTGCAGGATTAACAATAATACTATTTGTATGCGCTTTAATACAAGATAAATTTGATGAATGGTATAGAGGAGATGCTTTTAGGCTTTGGGGATATATATTGTTATTCATTACTGCAGTTATGATAATTCTAATCCCGATATGTAGATATTATTCGGCAGGAAGGATAGTGGAATATAAAACAAGACAAGCCACAATAGAACAACAAAGAAAAAGTAATATATCTGAGCTAGAAAGAGTTGAATTGACAAAAGAAATACTTGGCGATAATGCATGGCTAAGCGGTTGCAAATATGATGTTAGTAATAAATGGTTTGATATTTATTATGATAAAGAAGTGTTAAATTTACAACCTATAGAGTAAATGGATATAAGAGAGTAGGAGATATTACATGGATAAAGAACTATTTGAAAGAACAGAAATTCAACTAAAAAGATATTTCAGTAAAGATAAGATAATAAAGTCATTAAAAGATAAATTGTCTCTTTTGGAAAAGCAAATAAGGTCAATAGATGAGGATTTAAGAAAATGCAACGTGTCAATAGAACCTGAAAGTAAATCACCAAGTTTTGAAGAGAGAGTCCAAACATCATCAGATGGAATGAGTTATGCAGAGAAAGAAATATTGCGAGTTACAGAATATAAAATTAAGAGAATGACTGAAAAACAAATGGAAAAGGAAAAGACTTTAGAACAAATAGATCAGATAGAAATAGATTATAACTTTATTAAGGATGCAATAGAAGTTATACAAGGTCAAGCAAGGCAACTTTTAGAGCTTAAATATAAAAAAGGTTTTGGAGAGCAGCAAATAGGCAACATATTACATCTAACACAACCTCAAGTTAATAAAAAGAAGTGGCGATTAGTAAAGAAAATTGCTGATTGGGATCAGTGGGGCAAGATTTCTTAACATGTAGAAAGGGTGAAGCAAATGAGTGAAAATGTATTTTTCAAAATAGATGGTGAATGGTTTACTGATTTTATAAGGACTTTATATTACGCAGATGATAAGAGCTATGAGGATTGTAAAGAAAAATTATTATTAAGCTTATGTTTAGAAGATATTTCCAATGATGATAAAGAGGAATTAGCACAAGCGATTATATTCGGAGATAAAAAGTTTGTTGGAGTTAATAGCCTTGATTTAGTAGACGATAACGACTTTGATGTATATAACTATAGTAGATTTTCACGACCAAAATTTAATGTAAATGGTCGTGGAATAAGAGGTATATTGACAAAGGAAGGTATATTTGTACCTTGTGAGTTTCAAGGTCATGCAAGCACGATTGAAGAAATAGGAATTGCTAAGTGCAAAGGTGCTTTACAATTTTGGAACGGCTTAATGAGCTCTGGAGTTGCAAAAGATGAACAAAGGACGGAGGTTACAAAGTACCAAAAGAAATTTTTCGAAGAGAACAAACAATATATGAACGAAGAACAGCTAAAAAGTTGGAAATTATTAATTGAAAATGAAACCTTAAGGAAAGAATATAATTTAGATTGTTAAATTACTACACAATACTATTACAGTGGAATAAAAAAGGAATAAAAGAGGAATAATTTTGAGAAATTAGAGTGATAAAATAGTAAGTGAAAAGAAATCCAGCAAAGCGTACCCCTAAACGCAGTTATTGGATTAAGGTTATGGACAGGCAAGACCGTATAACCTCCCATAAATTCTCAATACCCTTTTATATCATAAAATACCTTGTAGAGTTGAAGCCTTAGGTTTATACCTAGGAGATGAGTAGACGATACGAGGTATTTTATTATGCTTATAAGTCAGTAGAAACAAAAATATATTATGAAAGGAAGTGGATCCCTCCATGGCCTTGATATATAGTATCTACTGACTTAATTTTATGAGATACTTACAGTTATAGCACTTAATAAAGCAATAACTTACCAACATAAAATAACCTAAATTTTAAATTCATATAAGGAGGGTTAGTACATGGTAAAGAAAAAGAAACTAAAACTAAATATAAAGTTTAATAAAGGGATAGTTATATGTGCTAAGTCTCCAACTGAATGCAGATCATGTAAAGAAATAAAGAGTTGTGAGACTATAGAAACATATTATTATCTATACAACTTTAATGACATAGAAGAATGTTTTAAAAATAATTACAAGAAGAGGTAGGTGGTGACGATGAGGGATGGCTAGACAAAGAAGCCCAGCAAGGGACAAAGCTTTTGAAATATATAAGGAACATAAAGGTAATATAACAAATAGAGAGATTGCAAGCATACTGAATGAAGACGAAAAGAAGATTGCAGTATGGAAGCAAAGAGATAAATGGGATAACAATTCTAATGTTGTACAACAAAAAAATAAATGTTGTACAACAAATAAAAATGCCAATAAAAAAACTAAAAAGAAGAATGATAAAGAGTCTATTGCGGATGAAATTAAAGAGGTATTAGAAAATACTGAATTAAATGATAAGCAAAGGCTTTTTTGTGTTATATATGCTAAAAGAATGAATGCAACTAAAGCATATCAGCAAGCTTATAATTGTTCATATGAAACAGCTATGGTTGAAGGATGTAAATCCCTAAGAAACCCTAAGATAAAAGAACAGGTAGATATATTAACTGCATTACAATTGAATAAAGAGTTCTTGAGTAGAGGTATTATTCAAAAGTATATTGATATCGCATTTTCAGACATAACTGATTTCATGAAGTTTGGAAAGAAAGATGAGATATGTTATGACAGCTATGGAAAACCTATTTTAGACGAGAATGGAATGATAAAAACCAAGGAAGTGAGCTATGTAGAATTAAAAGAAAGCAATCAAATAGATGGAACTCTAATCAGCGAGATAAGTGAAGGTAATGTTGGAATAAAAGTTAAGCTAGTAGATAAAATGAAAGCATTAGATTTTCTTACTAAACATTGTAACTTGCTTAGTGATGAAGAAAAGATACAACTAGATATCGAAAAGAGGAAACTCGAAAATAGAAAGCTTAGTGCTGAAATTGCTAAGATCAATGGCGAAAGCGATGATGAAAAAGAAGATGATGGATTCATTGAAGCATTAGGATCAACAGCCAAGGAGGATTGGTCGGATGAAGAAATTTAAAGTAAATTTCAAGTTTAAGCCATTCTCTAAGAAACAAAGGAAAGTACTTAATTGGTGGACTAATGAGTCTCCTGTAAAAGATGCTGATGGAATAATAGCAGATGGAGCTATCAGAAGTGGTAAGACTTTATCGATGTCTTTGTCATTTGTTATGTGGGCTATGGATAAATTTAATGGTCAGAATTTCGCTATGTGTGGTAAAACAGTAGGGAGTTTCAGACGTAATGTTTGGTTTTGGCTTAGAATAATGCTACTAAGTAGAGGATATAGATACACAGACCATAAAACAGATAATTACATTGAAATTATTAAAAATGGTAAAGTTAATTATTTTTATATATTTGGTGGTAAAGATGAAGCTAGTCAAGATTTAATTCAAGGTATAACAACAGCTGGAATATTCTTTGATGAAGTTGCATTGATGCCAGAATCATTTGTTAACCAAGGTACAGGACGTTGCTCAGTTGATGGCAGCGCATTTTGGTTTAATTGTAATCCTGGAGCGCCACTTCATTGGTTTAAAACTAACTGGATAGATAAAGCTAAAGAAAAGAATTTACTATATTTACACTTTACCATGGATGATAATTTGTCTTTGACAGAAAGAATTAAAAAACGTTATAGAAATATGTATGTAGGAGTATTCTTTAAAAGATACATTTCAGGACTTTGGGCAATGGCAGAAGGCGCTATATTTGATATGTGGTCTGATGAAGAAAACGAGATTACAGAAGATGAAATTCCATCAGGATTAAATAGTATGAGAAGATATATATCAATAGATTATGGTACTACAAACCCTATGGTTTTTTTAGACATATATGATGATAATGACACTCTTTGGATTCCAACAGAATATTACTATGATAGTAAAGAAAAACAAGTACAAAAAACAGATAAGCAGTACGCTGATGATTTAGAAGAGTTTATAAAAGATGGTCAACATCCAACTTATATAATACTAGACCCAAGCGCTGCGAGTTTTAAAGCGGAACTTAGAAGCAGAGGTATAAGAGTAAAAGATGCAGACAACGAAGTTTCTGACGGCATAAGAATGACTTCAACTATGATTGCACAAAGAAAAGTGAAAGTAGTCAGAAGTAAATGTAAAAGAACTATAGGAGACATAACAGCTTATATATGGGATGAAAAAGCAGCTGAACGCGGGGAAGAAAAACCAGTAAAAACAAATGACCATGCATGCGATGCTTTAAGATACTTCGTAAAAACTATAATTAAACCTAGACGATTAGCAAGATAGAAAGGAAAAAAGAAAGATGTTAATTGCAGACACTTTAAATAAAGATGAAGTTTTTATAGATGGTAAATGGGTTTGCTGCAAGCCAATAAAGCAACCTTTATTAATGAGAATTAAAGATGCTATTAAAGTTTTAAAAGGTGAAGCAGAAGCAGTGAAGTTTTATAAACAATAAGTAAACAATAATTAAGGCTAGAAGATTAGCAAGGTAGGAGAGATATTATGGAATTAGTAATAGATACACCAGATTTTAATTATCTTGGTTATGCAGGAGCTATCATAAGTCAAATAACATATACTTTTGACGTAGATACACAAAGTGAACTATACAAGTTTATGAAATCTAGACTTATATATGCACCATGCAGAATTATAATAAGTATCAATGAATAATGTGTAAAGAAAAACACATGATAATATTTACACATGTAGATATGAACCTCGATGTTTACAAGTGACCAACCTGCATTGAAATACACTTGAATTTGATTTACAACGTTTTTGTTTACAAAATAGTGAAAGAAGAATATAATAAACTCATATAATACGGAATTAAAGGGTGATTTTATGAGTGTGTATGGATATTGTAGGTGTTCAACCAATGAAACAAAGCAAGATATAAGCAGACAAGAACGGGAATTGAAAGTCATGGGGGTTGTTGATAAAAACAACATATTTAAAGAATATGAAAGTGGAACTAAAATTAATAGGAGAGAGCTTAATAGATTGTTAAATACAGTCTGTGAAGGTGACACAATTATAGCGACAGAAGTAAGCAGAATAACTCGTTCAACTAAACAGCTGTGCGAAATAATAGAAATAGCTAAAAACAAGCATCTTAAGTTGATTTTCGGCATGTTTATTGTAGATTGTACTAAAGAATTGGACCCTATGACTGAAGGAATGCTCAAAATGATGGGAGTGTTCTCAGAAATTGAAAGGAATATGATTAGCCAACGAGTAAAAAGTGGAATTGCTAATGCTAGATCTAAAGGGAAAATAGTCGGAAGACCACAGCTTACATTTAAAGATATTCCTCAAAAAGTTATAGATAATTATAAACTATATGAAAATAATTCAATTAGTAAAACTGATTATGCTAAGATATGTAACATATCAAGGCCAACATTAGATAAATACTTACAATTAATAAAAGAAGGTTAAAGGATACTCAAAATTGGGTGTCCTTTTTATTATGAAGTCAGAAAGGAGGCTTATTAGATTGAGCAGAAATAAAAGATATAAGAATAAAGCAAATAAAAATGAATCTGGAGCAACTTCTAATCCTCCAAGAAAACAAGCACAAGATAGTTTCCAAAATCCTTTAGCAAGGTTAGGACTTGGCTCAAATTCACTATTAGAAGGTACTCAATATCCAATACAGCGTATAACGCGTAACTATAACCTTATGAATAGTTTATATCGTAATTCATGGATAGCTAAAAAAATAATAAATACTATTCCAGAAGATATGTGCAAAAATTGGTTTTCACTATCTGCTAAATTAACACCTGAAGCACAGGATAGATTTGACAAACTTGAACAAAAGACCCGTATAAAAGAAAAAGTGGTGGAAGGTTTAACTTGGGGAAGATTGTATGGTGGTGCTGGAGCAATAATGCTAATAGAAGGACATGAGGATATACTAGATGAACCTTTAAATTTAGAAGATATAATGCCTAATTCGTTCAAAGGATTAATGATATTAGATAGATGGAGTGGAATATATCCTGGAATTGAATTGATAACTGATATAAGTGATCCTGATTTTGGATTACCAGAGTTTTATGAGATAAAGGACATTGATGGGAATATAAAACAAAAGGTACATCATTCAAGAGTATTGAGATTCACCGGAAGAAAGCTTCCTTTTTGGGAGGACCAAGCAGAAACATATTGGGGCGCTAGTGAATTAGAACATGTATATGATGAATTAGTTAAAAGGGACAATACAAGCTGGAATATAGCTTCCTTGATATTTCAAGCCAATGTTTTAGTAAATAAAGTCGAGGGACTAGATCAAATACTTGCTATGACCGATGCTCAGGTACAAAAAGACTTTTACAATGTTAAGACAGCACAAAATCAAATGAGAAGTAGCAGCGCAATGTTGTTAATCGGAGACAAAGACGAGTTATCAGCCTTGAATTATACATTTGCAGGCCTTAATGATATATATGAATCTTTTATGTTAGATGTTGCTGGTGCGTGTGATATGCCTGTTACAAAGTTATTCGGAAGAGCACCAGCTGGAATGAATGCAACTGGTGAATCTGATGAAAATATGTATTATGATATGATTGCACAACAACAAGAATCTGTTTTAAAGCCAAAAATGGAGAAACTTTTGCCTGTTATGTTTATGAGCGAGTTTGGACAAGTGCCTGATGATTTAGGAATCAAATTTAATCCTATCAAAACACCATCAGATAGCGACGTAGCTGATATAGTAGGCAAAAAGGTTACTGCAATAGATACTGTATTCAATAGTGGAATAATAAGTCAAAAAATAGCTATGGCAGAGTTACACGAAATAAGCTATACAACAAACATGTTTACGAATATAACGGATGAAGACATAGAAAAAGCTGATGATGATACCAACCCAAGTGGAGATATACCACCATATGAGGCTTATAACCAACAATACAATACAAACGACTCCTATACATCTAATGCTATGGATGCAGACCCAGACAATCTGCAAATAGAAATAAAATCAGAGCAAATGGCAATAGACCAATATAAATTAGAAATAGAGAGAAGCAAGAAACAAGGAGATTCAGAAGCTGTTAAAATATTTGAAGAAATATTAAAAGATGAAGAAGACCATCTGAATCTATTAAACAATATCAAAAAAGAGCGTGGGTGGTAATCAATGATACCCAAGAAAGACACCGCAAAAGATTTATGGATGCCAAAAAGAAGAATAGAGCTAACTTATCAAAGAAGCCTTAGAACATTAATGAGAAAACTTGAAAAAGAACTAAAAAGTAAAAATAATTTAGCTGATATATTAAGAGCTCTTAAAAAGTATATGAAGTCAAAAGAATTTCAACAATATGCTTATGCTGCAGCTAGAAAAATGGTGACAAGTGTTTTTTCAGACGCAGGTAAAACGTGGAGAACAGCAGCTAATGTTAATGGACAAGGCAGACAAATATATGAAGCTTTAAGACATGAAATGGAGACAACACCAATAGGCATATCCATAAGTGATCAAATTGAAAAGAATGCTGAATTGATAACAAGGGTTCCTGGAAAAGTTTCTGAAGAATTAACAGAGTATATTACTAAAAGAAGTCTAGAAGGCAGAAGAAGTTCAGATATTGCAGAAGAACTACACAGTATTTATCCTAATATGCTTAAGAATAAAGTAGATTTGATTGCCCGTACTGAAACAAGTAAAGCAAGTACAGCATTAACTAAGGCTAGATGCGATAACTTAGGAATTAAAGCTTATATATGGAGAACTAGTGAAGATATAAGAGTTAGAGAGTCGCATAAGAAAATGGATGATGTTATTGTACTTTGGAGCAATCCACCAAGTCCAGAAGCATTAGAAGGAGAAAAGAATGTAGGCTATTATCATGCAGGTAATATATATAATTGTAGATGTTATCCAGAACCAATAATTAAATTAGATTTTGTTTCATGGCCGCATAAGGTTTACTGGAATAATCAAATAGTTAGAATGTCTAAAAAACAATTTATGCAAATAGCTGGAATTGTAGCTTAAAGAAAGGATTTTTTGATTATGCGAAAACATTTATCTACAAATACAATAAACATATACGCAACGCTTTACGGACTAGAAAGAAGATATCTTTTAGGAATATTCAGAGAAAGTGACAAGCATTTGCTAAAGAGAATAAACAGAATATCAAAAGAAATGAATATTATGCGTTAAATAAAAGAATAAATATACAATAATAAATGCATAAATGTATAAAAGTGCCTTAAAACACGGGAAAATACATTAAAAATTAATGAAATATGAATAATTATTTCGCTAAATGATAATTTAGTGCGAAATTTAATGTAAAAATTAAGACCTTAGAAATAAGGTTTTTTTATTTTAATAAAAATCAAGGAGGATTTAAAAAAAATGTTAGATGGAAATTTTCAAATCTTGGCCAATGGGAAATCAGTTAAAGATTCTACGCCACTACCAGTAAAGCTACAAAAAGGAACATCAAAAGTATTATTTGGAGGTGCTATATCTTCATCAGTTGCTGAAGCTAACGCGACAGTGATTGATATGACAGGGTATACAGGCGGGAGCTTAGAAGTTGTAGTAAATAGTGGTACTGGAACTTTTTCTATAGCTTTATTCACTAAAGAAACTAATTCAGGAACTTTTGTTCAAATGGATAAAATGAAAACAGATGGTACTGGAATGGAAGATTTCCCACCAATAGTTACTACCGCAAGCACATCTAAAAGCTATTCTGTATCTGGGATAAGAGCAAATTACTTAAAATTTGTTCCAACATTAACAGGGACTGCTAATGTAACAATTACCTTTACACCTGCAAGTTAATTAATTTTCATGCGAAGGAGGTGAAAAAGTGAAATTAAGTTATTATGGTGACAAAATAAGTGACAATATGTCAGTAACTCCAGAAGGGTATTTAACATGTTTAAATGTACCAATAGGACGTACTGGTTGGATGGACTACTATGGACAAGAATTACCTGCGGATTTTAACGAACCATACGGAACTTTATGCAAGGTTTATAGAAGCCCAGAGGAATTATTCAGTGAAGCTACAATGTCAAGTTTTGAGGGCAAATCAGTTACTAACACACATCCTTCAGAAAATCTTGATATTACAACTACACCAATGCTTGAAAGAGGACATATGCAAAATATAAGGCGCGATGGAGATTTTTTAATTGCAGATTTAATAATAAAAGATGCTGGTCTTAAAGCAGAGGTACAAAACAATCTAAAACGTGAAGTATCGAGTGGTTATGATTGCATATGGCAGAAAATCGGTGAAGGAAAATATGAACAAAAAAATATAATTGGGAATCATGTTGCAGTTGTACAAAATGGTAGAGCTGGTAGCAAAGTAGCGATACATGATGCAAAACCAAAACAAATAACAGGAGGTAAAAAATATATGGGAAAAGTAACAAAAAATATTCTTGCAGCTATGGGATTTCAAGCCCTAGCACAAGCACACGATACTAAACCAGAAGATATTGCAGAAGCGATGGATGCATTAAACGAAGAGGAGAAAGAAATGAAAGCAGCAGAACCAGAAAAAAAAGAAGAGGTTAAAGATCAAGAACCTGACAATCAAGAAAAAGAGAATGATATGTTCAAGCAGTTGTTTGAAGCAATAAAATCACTTCAAGCAGATGTTGCTAGTTTAAAAGAAAGCAAAAAAGAACCTGAGGAAGCAGAATCTATAATGGATTCAATTGAAGAAGATCTTGAAGACGGAAACGTTCAAGATGAAGAACCTGAAAAGGAAGAAGAGAAAAAAGAAGAAGAAGTTAAAGGAGTTGCAGCTGATGCAGCACTAAGAAAATTTGTACAAGATATGAAGCCTATCATAATGGCAATCCCAGATGAGAAGACAAGAATTGAAGCAGCTAAGAAGTTCAAATCTACAGTTCATGATGCTAAATCTTATAGCTCAAATGGATACGCAAACATTTTGGGCGTAGTAGCAAGTAATAAAAAATCTGCAATGGATGCAGCAAATCATCAAAGGATCAGCACAGCAGAAGCAGCGGAAAAGAGTTGTAATGCGTGGAAAGAAGCTGGAGAGAAAATGAAACATAACAAATAATTTTATTTAAGCAAAAGGAGGAAAAATTTATGCCAGGAACAGTTATACAACAATCTTTAAATCTAGGATATGCAGGTAAAATATCTCGTAATCCTTACAATAAAATAAATTCTAGACCAGTTAAATCAATTCCAGATGGGAATGGGGTTGAAACACAACCAGTTATACCTTTTGGTGCTTGCGTTGTGACTAACCCAGATAATACTTATTCTTTATTTGGAGCAACGGGGGCAAATATAAGTGCTGCGACAGTAGCTAATTTTGGAGGTATTGCAGTATCGGAAGTTAAACAATCTATGTCCTATGGTTATGGTGCCAATGTAGGCACAGGGCAATTTGAGCCAAACACTCCATGTGATGTATTGCAACAAGGTACAACTACTGTATTTTGCACAGAAGGAACACCAACAGCAAATGGGCTTGTATATATAGTTACAGCTGCAGGAACTACTTCGAAAGTAGGATCATTGGTTGCTACAGCTACACCAGTAGGAGGAACAGCGGTTCAACTTACAAATGCAAGATGGACAACTGGGAAACAGGATGCTTCAGGTATTACAGAAATAACACTATTAACTCAGCTTAATGCATAATAGGAGGATTTAAGATATGAATGAAATGATGAAACAAACAATGGACTCAATTATGAGTTCAGGACAACGAGGAGTCGTAATGGCTCAAGCTCCTGGAGCTGTTTATGGACCAGGAATGGATAGTGGTACAAGTGGAGGACTAGCATTCTTAGCTGGTGAACTTGAAAAACAAGATCCTAGATTATTAGAACCTTTAACATCATTAACTGCACCTAGAGATATTGATATGTTACCAGGTGGTGGTTGGGTTTCTATAACTTCAAATGTATTTGTAGACTATGCAACTACTGGAAGTGATGAAGATGCAATCATAGGTAGTGAGACTACTAATATACCAGTATCTCAAGCTAATATTTCAAAAGATGTATTCAAAGTACATACATTTTCAGAAATATTAAGGGCGCCTTTATTTGATGAACTTAAATTAAAACAAATCGGTAAAAGCTTATCTCAAATATTAGATGATGGTGTTAGATTAAATCATAGTAAAATGATTGATCGTAATGTTTATGTTGGTATTAGTAAAACAGGAACTTATGGACTAGTTAACAACCCTAATATAGTTGCAACTGGTGCTGTTAACGGTGCTAGTGGTTCGCCAGTATGGATTAATAAGACACCAGTAGAAATAATGAATGATGTAAACCAATTGCTTACAAGTACAGTAACAAACTCTGGATACGATCTAAGTGGTATGGCTAACAGAGTATTAATAGATTGGGCTAATTATTCTTATATTGCTAATACCCCAGTAACAGTTGCAGGAACACAAAGTATTTTAAATTATTTATTGGAGAATAATATTGCAACAAATCAAGGAAGAGAGTTAGAAATTTATCCTTGCAGATGGTGTACAGGAGCTGGAGTTGGCGGCACTCAAAGAATGGTAGCTTATGTTAAAGCACCAAACAGAGTAAATATAGATTTACCAGTACCATTAAGTAGGGTTATGACAGCGCCAAATACAACTAGTGCTTCGTATGAGACAATATTTGCAAGTCAATTCTCACAAGTTAAGTATTTATATTATACTTGTGCTGGATATATTGATGGAATCTAAAAAATAGAAAAAATAATAATTTTGAAAGCAGCTAGGAGATTAAATTATTTCCTAGCTTTTTTAGGAGGAATATAAATGATTAAAGTATTAGCTGACAAAGTTTTAGGGTTTCACAATGGAGATAGGGATAGCCATGGAAACTTAATAATAATTAAAACTAAAATCGGATTTTGTGAATTACCAGATTGGGTTGGAAAAACTAAATTTTATAAAGCTGCAATTAAAGATGGTTCATTAAAACCATTCGAAAACTCTGGCGCAAGCGAAGAAGTATTAAAAGAACAAGAAAGACTTCAAGCTTTAAGAGATGAAATTAAATCATTAGAAGAAAAGAAAGAACTGCTTAAAACTCAAGAGGAAGTTATAGCAAAGGCTACTTCAAAATCAAAATCTAAAGAGTAGGTGGTTAAATGTATAACAATATAGATTCAGAAGCATATGCACAGCAAGTAGTGAGTGAAGCTTCGAATTTAAAAACAGGAGACAACCCTACATTTACACTTGAAGATTTTTACAAACAATATTCACAATATGGACCAGAT